CAAACGATACCAGCTTGATCGCACCGGCGAGTGTGATCATTGCCGCGCCGGCCGCGCCCAGTGCTCCAATCGAGCCTGCCACCACGGGCACAAGGTGAAGGTTCTGCTTGATCAACTCGGCGAAAATCGGCACGACCACCAGAGCGGCCTGACCGACTGACTTCAGCGCAGGCATCATCGCCTGCCCGACAGGAATGAGGGCCTGCTCGATGGCAACTCGCATCTGGCCCATGATGCCGCTGATCGTGCCGGCCCGCTTTGTCATCATGCCGAAAAACTTACCACCAACAGACGTCGCCGACGCAAACGCAGCCTCGACCTCAGAGAACGAGACGCCGCCGGCCTCCATTCGTGTTTTCAGGTCGGTGATCGACTCACCAGTCTTGCGACTGATCTCCTGCAACGGGTTGAAGCCCGCGTTGATCATCTGCAGCAGATCCTGACCCATCAGCCGGCCAGCGGCAGCGGATTGTGCAAATGCAAGTGACAGGCTCTCAAATCGCTGCTGGTTGCCGCCGGTAATGTCCGCGATAGCTCGCAATGACGGGATGACTTTGCCGGCCTCCACATTGAAGCCAAGCATCGTTTTCGCGGCATCGGCGGCGCCCGGAACCTTGATCGTTTGAAGGTCCGCAATCATCCGGTCGGCAGCAGCAGCCGAGCCGAGCATGGTCTCAAATGCGTTGCGAGTGTTATCCAGATCGTCGGCCAGCTTGACGGGCCATGCGAGTGCAGCGGCACCTGCTGCCGCGGCGCCGATCATGCCAACGCCCATGCGGCCGATTGACTGCGCGGTCTTGCTCAGGTCGGTCTGGATAGTCCCCAGCGTTTTTGTGAGCGGATTCTTATCGCCGAAGATGGTGACAAAGGCGCGACCAGCTTCAATTTTCTTCGAGCTGGCTGCCATTCTCTCGCTCCTCAACGGCTCGCAGATAACTCTCTGGTGGCCCCTTCGCATTCGCGACGAGCCACGGATTCAATTGCCACGCATAGACCTTGCTGGTGGTGTGTGGATTGTTTGCGTGCATCCACCACATCAGGTGAGACAGCAGATTCCAGTCGGACCTGCTGCGCCCCTCTGCCATCAACATCAATTCGCGGAAACTGAACTTCCCTGGGTGGACCCCGATAGCTCCGGCGATATGCCACCATTGCTCTCGGACAGGCCGGACAGGTTGAGATTCTCCATCGTCGTCTGGATCTGGCTCAGCGCCCGGCGAATCCCGATCCGGGCAATGGGCGGGAAAAAAGCCGTCACCTCGTCAGTCACGGCTTTCGTGATTTCCTCTGCGGTCTCGCCATTCCATGCCCGGTTCCAGGCGGCGACGTGCTCAGGCGATTGATCCACCAGCATGGCCTGACCGACAGCCATGATGAACCGTCGATCAAGCGCCAGCCTGACAACGATTTGTGAGTCCTCATCGGTAATGGTGGAGACGTCGGCGTCTTTGCCATACCTCCCCACCATCACGGGATCCGCAGCCATGCGGTCCACGCTGTCGCATGTGAGCTTCAGCGTGAAACGCACGCCTTCGATATCCAGAATCTGCATACCTCACCCTTTCGTTGAGTGACCGCGATTATGCGACCGTGATGTCTTCCGGCTGGTTGTTGGCGTTCGGCGTTGGCTTCAGAGTGAAGTCGGCGACCAGAATTCCGTCCTGCGGATACGACTCCTGAAACTGAGTGACCTGACATGTCATGCGCCGGCCTTTGGTGCCCGTCACAGTCATATCGCCACGGAAAATGCAGAACTCGATAGCGGTCCGTGCGTAAACCGCATCGCGGATTGCCAGGTAGTCCGCGTTGGCATCCGCGTACCGCAGTTGCCCGGTGATCTCCTCGCTGGTGGCAATCACCACTGTTTCTACCGAAGCGGAATCGGCATCAGTGGCATCTGCTTCAACTGTGGTTGTGTTGTGCGTAATATCCTTTGTGTGATCCACCTCCGCCCACGTCGGGCTGGCGTAAGTGTTAGTGTTGCGAGCGAGAGTCTTATCCTTGCCGCGCAGAACGGCTCCCGTTCCAGCCATGATGCCACTCCGTTTTACAAGAGGTCTTTGAACAGTCGTGAGATGTGCGTCTGGCTCTTTTCCAGAGCCGGCACCATGAACGGACGTGGTCGCAGCGTGATAGTCGTGCCCTTGTTCGGGCCGGCCGTGATGCGCGTTCGTCCGCCTTTTTCCAGTGATTCAACAGCATGCGGCTCTTGATCCACTGGCCCCACCACAGTTCCCCCTTGCGAAACGCTGTAGGCAAAGAAAATTGAGTGCGGCAGAGTCCGGGTGGTAGACAGCGGCGGCTTTCCTGCCGGTGCGCCCTTGCGGTACACGCCAGCTTTCACAGGTCGCCATTTCTTCCCGAACTTCCGCAGGATGTACTCAGCCTTCTCCTTTTCTTCTGGCGTCATCATCGCCAGCGTTTTTCGTTTCCACCGCCTGTGCCGCCGGATACTCCAGCGGGCTTTGTTCATCACATAATCGCCGGCTCGCGCCAGCCTCTCCTGCATCACCGGTTCCAGCAGCTTCAGAATCAGTGCTCGGTCGAAGAAGTAGTCTTTCATCTCCGCCCGCAGCATCAGATTTGACTGCCGCACGCTCATTGAATCAGGTTCCCCATAAATCTCAGGACGATCGCAGTTCGCCACACTCTTGCGTCCCGCAGTACGTCGTGATCGACGATTCGCGGAACCTCGATGGTGTCAATACTGCAGCCCGTCGTGCTTTTGACCTGCAATGCGTCCTCCAGAAACGTCAGCAGTTCGTCGATGAAGTCAGCAGCCCGGTCACAGTGCGATTCGCTTTCGCAGCGAGTCTGCGCAACCAGTCCGATGATTGGTGTTCGTTGAAAGTCCGTATCGTCGATTCGGTCCGTCTCAGTGCCACCGGGAATCAACGTCAGCAGCATCTGGCCGGCCGTGTTGAGTGCCGAGTGCTTTTCCCACTCCGGCGCCCACTTGCGTTCGGTCGTGACTGTCAGCCCTGACGTGGTCCATGTATGAGCGGCCAGAGCACTCAGCACTTCCGTCGCCAGAGTGACCAGTTGCCCGCTCATTCAATCACCTTCAGCGCTGTGTGAATTCTCAAAAGCGGCCCCGCTTCGTGGACTCGCCGGAAACACGGCTCATCACCCAGCGGCAGCACTTCATACTTCGCCGTTCCTCCCTGTCGATCAGCGACCTCAATCAGATCACCGGCAGCCGGGCTTCCCAACGATGCAATCTCACTCGCCTGGATGATGAAGTCGTGATGCCGGATTTTGAGCACGCCGCCCTCTTCGTCCGCTCGTTCACGCTCCGTCATCCCATCAACGCAGTAGTCCAGATTGATCGTCGTTGCTCCGCGCCGGTAGACGGCGGCAGCCGTGCCGATCGGCATCAGCTTCGTAGCCATCCATTCCAGCGAGTCTGCAACAGCGATGGTCATTCACTGGCCTCGTCAACGTCATCGGTGTCAGTGGCCGCTTCCGCAGGAGTCGGAGCAGCCGCATCGCCGAACAGGCTCCGGAGCTTGCTGTAGCTGATCACCACGGCCGTCTTGATGTCCTGAATCTGCCGCTCGAAATCGGCATTTGGCCGAGCCTGCAAGGCCTGCCGCAGCTCTGCCACAGACAGCCGCACGTTGGCCGCATCGGCCTTGTCTTTTGCAGCCAGTGCAGTTGCCAGCGGTGTGCATCGCTTTTCCAGTTCCAGATTATTAAAGCCAAGTCGGTCTTTTTTGAATTCGTCGGACACAGTTAAAACTCCTCACCGCAGGAAACGCCCCCGCGTGGTGCTGATCGGGTGAGGTTCGGTCAGCAGAGCACGCGGGGTCGCAAGGGACGATTAAACGGTGCTGAGAGCCGCACCGTCGTTGACCACAACTCGCCACCGCAGATTGCTTCCGGACTTGATGCCCATCAGCCGCACGGTGTCGCCAGCATCATTCAGCGTGATGGTGTTATTGCCGGTCTGGTTGATCGCGGCAGCCACCGTAATCACACCATCGCCACCATCGGTCTTCATGACGACCAGCAGTTCCTGACCAACGAACGTCGGCACTGCCAGCGTTCGCGTTTCCGCGCCGGCAGTAACGACTTCAACATGGCCGGACGTCGTCACCGGAATCGCGCCAGCATTTCCCGGATCGGCGATCCTGTTCGTAATGTTGGCTCGCTCCTGCATGGAGATGAGCTTGACCCTCACAGTGGCATCCGTCGCACCAGCAGCAGCCACAGCGCGGCCGATATACGGCCCAACCGTGGAATCAGTGCTGGCGGCACCAGTGCCTGCCGTTCCGCCGTATGGATCGCCATCAGCGTCCCAGTACACGTCGGCCCGATCGGCAATCGCGGCGTTGGTGTGAACGATGTCGTAGACACCTTCCACAGCCAGCGCGCCGAGTGCGTTCGCGGCGATGTCGAGTTTCGCGATTCCGACGCTGTCGCCGATCACGACAACGTCACCAGCATCCACCGCAGAACCGGGCGTGTAGTCGATGCTCACGCCTTCCTGCACGTAATTGGCTTGCGCCATAGTGTGACTCCTTCAGGATGTGTGAAAGAAAAAGGCCATCCCTGGCCAGATCCCAGGTAGCGGGAGTCCGTCCGGTTACGCAGCACCCTTGCTCTTGCAGCCGCCGCGGTATTCCTGCATGTTCACGCCGAAGTCGTGGTAGCCGCGCATTTGAATGCCCAGCGTGTTGAAATCGGCATCGGCCGTTTCCACGATCGGCGACTCATTGCCGTTGAGGAACACGGTCTCGACAACTGGCATCGAGTTCGGATTCGCCAACAGGTAGAACGCAGTCGTTGAGTAGCCAGTGAATGCCGCATTGCTCAAATAGCTGGATCGCACAACGCGGAACTTGCCCGCGTGCGGATTGCCGGTCGTAAACTTCGTGCTCGCGGTGGTATCGCGAACCTCAGTGTCACGCATGAGCTGAGTGGCCAGCACATTGAGTGCGTTCGGCACCAGCAGCAGTTCCGGCATGATGGCGGTCGGGTTGCCATCCGGATCTGTCTGGTTCAGGAACAGCAGCTCAATGGCGGTCAGGCTCGTGATGGAAAGGTTGGTAGTCGCCCCCTCCATGTAGTTGCCACGACCGCTGGTGAAGAAACTGGTGTTGTCCATGAACTCAGTCCAGAAGACCTTGTTCAGTTTCAACGCACCACCACGGCCGATGCGGAACGGCAGAGCGTTGAGCGCACCCAGGTCATCGTTGATCAAATGCGTGCGCGTGATCGCAAACATCTTGCCATACGTCTTGGCCTGATTGGTGTAGGTCTCATCGCTGATCGTGCCGTGCTTCAACTCGCCATCCGGCCCGACTTCGTCATACTCAAAGTCACCATTCAGCCGATAGCTGTTGATGGCTTTGAAGTCGCTGACCGGCGTGATCGAACTGATCTGTCGCCAGGTGTCTTCCACCGTATTCCATCCTGCCAGCAGTCGCTTATTGGCAACGTCAGCGAAGATGTCATTCGCTTCCTGAGTGGAAAACGCGGCCTGCAATAGATTTCGCAAACCGACTTGCGAGGTCTCGAAGTGCCGGCCGGTGTGACCACCCTGCCAGGCCATTTCCAGCAGCGTCTGCTGCAGACCGATGCGACCACGGAACTGAGTGTGCGCCGCCTGCATCGACTTTTCGCCGACGGCCTTCAGCGCGACATCTTCCGGCACGCCACAGGCCTGCATGAGCGCGGCCCGCAACACGCTGTGTGGAGCGTAGACCTGCGGCTCCGACTGGTGAGACGGCCGCGACGCTCGCAGCAGTTCCAGCTCCACCTTAGTGGAGTCCCACTTGTTGCGAATCGCGTGCGCCTTCAATGACACATCACGTCCGTCAATCTTGATCGTGGGATTGCCAGCGGCTTCGCAGGCGTGGTGGATTGCGTCCACTCGCTCAGCCTCTGCGGCCTGACGCTGCAGATGAGTCTCCATGTCATCCATCAGCGAGCTGCCGTCATTGCCTTTCGGCTCAACCGGCTTTTTCTTCGCGGATTCAGCGGCCTTGACTTCCGCGTCATACGCGGCCTGCAGCGTGTCTCGCTGCGAGTCGTTGAGATCAGCCGGCGCAAAGCCTTTCGCCGCGACCCACTCGTCGAACTTGTCCATGCTCTTACTCCGTTGGTGAGACGCGGCGACATGCGCCGACGTGTTGTCATCCGCCCCCAGCGGGACGAAACTCACCTCACCCAGCACAGCATCCCTCGCGACATACAGTGGCCCTGAGTAGCCGCGGCCATTGACCGTGACTTTCTCCCCCTTGTCCACAAATTGCAGTCGCATGCCGGCGCCAATTGACGCCTGCCACGGGAAGCCCTTCGCGCTACTCGCAGTTACCTCGCGAGCGTGCTCGTTTTCACCGCTGACGATTCCTTTCACCAGAATCGTGCGAGCGGTGATTGTGATCTCTGTAGTATGCCCGACGATTTTTGACGGATCGTGGTCACGCAGAATCGGGCGCTATTTACTCGGCTGTTTCATCGAAGCCAGATCGACGACGATGTCGTATGATGACCACCATTGCCTGATCTTCGCACCAGTGTATGCCACCATCGAAAACGTCTTCGGCTTATCCGCGTCATCAGCCGCAGTGAGCCATTCCACCGATGCACCATCACCGGACAGTTGCAGCCGCCGCTGATCGACAGCAGACGCCCGCAGCATGCGACGTTGTTCTCGCTGTTTACTACTCGACATCGGCCGGCTCCTCTGTGCTTACAGGCTCAGCCGCCGGAATGAGTCCGATCGTCGATTCAAAGAGCGACTGCCGGTAGTCCTCGACGCTCACTCCAGCCAGCTCTGCGGCCCGTTCATCTTCGGCGTCGATGTCGAGTCCCTGCTGCTGGTAGATCAGCCCACGATGCGTCTGGCCGGTCTTCAGCTTGATCTCATTCGCGGTCGCCAGCTTCTGGTCGTCGATGGCCTCAGTGGCATCCCACTGCCACCGCCAGTCCCACTCGGCGAACGGCACACCAAGCGACGGCAGCAGGTCGGGAATCAACATGGCCTCATCGAGCCACGCATACATGATCCGATCAAGAATGCGAGCTTCCCACTGCGACCGCTCTACCATGACCTGACGACCATAGTTGAGGTGATCCAGCTTGCCCGACGAGTAGTTGTAATCCTTGCTGGAACTGAGCGCGACATTGCGCGGCAGGCCCAGGCAGCGACTCACCTCGCCGATGATTTCCTCTTTGAACATCGAGTAGGTCGTCGTTGGATGCTCCGCCTTGAACTGGCTCATTTTCCAGCCGTTCGGCAGCGTCAACATCGCCCGATATTCCATCGGAATTGCGTCAAACCACTCGTCGGCACCCAGCGCTGCGATTTCCTGTGCGGGCGCGTCCGTGTACATCACAGCCGCAAAATCGGCGGCTGTTTCCGCAGCGGCCAGAGTGGCCAGCGTGAACCGACGCAGCATCGCAAACAGCGGCAACGCGGTGGCAATCTCACTCACGCCGCGTCGCTGCTCCGGCCGGTTGACCCGGTATGAATGCAGGACGAATCGTGCATCGAGCTCATCCGGTTCCAGCACTGTCATCTTCGCCAGCGTGCTGGTCTCACCGGGATGCACTCGCCGCTTGTAATACTTGACCGGGTTGCCGGCTGAGTCATAGTCAATCGAGTCGGTCGGGATCGCAATTTTGCCGGTGAAGTCCGCGTCGAAGTAATCGCACTCAATCGGCATCACGTCCAGCGTCACCGGGTGCATGATGCGCGGATTGGTGTCAAACAGAGCGAACGCTTCGCCGTCAATGGCGCGAGCCACTCGCATGGTTCGCAGTTTTTCACCGAGGTGAATCGCATACGCCCAGCGTGCAAATGATCGCTCGACACGCCGATTCGCCTCTTTGTCCGGCGTCATCAATTGCAGTCGCGGACACGTTCCGATCAGATCATTCGCCAGCGTTTGCATCATGCCGAACGCATAGCTGTTGTTCTGCCCGGCTTCGTACCGGGCACGCTGGCGAATCTTGCGGCGCACTGACGGGAGTGCGGAAGAATTCGGCCCCAGCGTATCGGCATTGGCCCAATGTCGCTCGTTTTCGTCCGTCGTCTGGGCCGCGTCATACCTGGCGCGCAGTCGCTGCCCGAAATGGCGGACGTAGTTGTCGGATTGCGCGAAACGCTCTCGCGAGCGGCGCGGCTTTCCAGCAAACCATGACCAGATTCGAGATGCGACTGTTGCCACTAGATTGATCCGGACGGGCGAATTCTATTGAGAATGAACGACCTGCCGCCATTCATCAACGCTCGCAGCGCACCACCAGACGCTTCCTGGCATTTCGCATCCATCTGTTCCTTCAGCGGGTGCGCCTCGACGGTCAATCCGTCCGTTTGCACCTTCTTTGGGCTGGTGGCGTATGCATCAATTTGACTGTCAGTGAGTGCCATGCGTGAAGAATTGCCGGCAACAATCACACACGCCAGACCTGCAATCCCAATGTCACTCAGAATTGCGCGGGGATTGGATACCCCCTGACTTCGGTGGCTCAAGTATCTCGCGACAGTGGAACACGGTCCCGCAATTACGACAGCGGCGAGTGCGTCGCGTGAATGACCCATGACGCACTGTCTTCGTCGCCGGGCAGTGCCTGCATTCGCAGTGCGGACAGACTACTCCTTTCGCTGGGGCTGCGGTCATCGACGGCCTCTTTTCTGCATGGCCAGTTCGCGGAAGCTCTTCGTCGCTCCCGTGCCCTGCCGCTTCGCGTCCTGCTGGCCATCGGACCGCAGCCCCAGCGTTGATGCTGCCACAGCGCAGCCAGTGAGGCAGTCGAAAAAGTGATTGTCCGGGTCGCCAGGGTTACTCCACTCCGTGGCCCGCTGGCCGGTGGTTTCGCTGAGTGTGTTCTCTGATTGCTCCGCACAGAGCTGCTCTGCGATCATCCGGTGGTGCGTTACCGTCTGGCGATAGAGCGCGATCGAAGACGGCTCGCCCCACGGCTGCAGCAGTCCGTTGGCTACGAATGTTTTCCAGTAGTTCACGTCCGCGTTGATGCGCCGCGTGCCTGAGTCGATGATGTCCTTGCAATGCGGATGTCGTTTCTCGCCAGGCTTCAGCGCTTCGCTGGGCACAATCAGCGGTCGTGATGTCGCGCGAATGCCGAAGCCCTTGTAGGTCCGCAAAGTGGCAGACCACGCTGACCGGCGAACGACCTTGCGGATCGGCTCATTCCACTTGCCTTCGTCCACGCAAAGCCGCTCAATGCCGACCTGCCCCTCACTGGCTTCCACCGCGAATCTGCGTGTCATCAACGCCTTGATCAGGTCATCCAATCCGGCCTCGATTGCGCCTTCGATCGATGTGCCCGGATACTTTTCACGCAGTGGAACCAGCACCTTGTCGGCATGCACATGCCGGCCCGGCTGCGGTGGCCAGACTCCGTAATCCACCACGGCACCGACCATCCGAGACGACCACGCCACCACAGCCCACCACAGACAATCCTGTGACACGTCCACGAACGAAGTCAGTGTGTTGTGCCCTTGCGGGACGATGCCCTGTTCGAGCCTTGTCTGCCGCCGCGCGACGTAAGCTGGATCCAGCACCACCGCCTTGCTGGCCGTTTCCTGTGGATCATTCTGATACTCGCTCATGGCCGTCGTTTCGTCCGACAGCCAGAGATTCATGAAGTGCTGGACGCTGCTGATCTCATGCTTGTCCGGATCGAATGACGACAGGAAATTGCTGACCGCTCCCGCGTCCATTTCCACCTGATGTTGACGGTAAAACTCAGTCGCCTCCCGGCCATCGCCATCGTTCTCGAACGACTCATCGCGGATGCGATGATACTCGTGCCACAAAGTGACGTTGGCCGGCAACGACTCCAGAAACTTCCACCGCTCGCCCTGCCACTCTGGATTGAGTTCGCGCGATAGCATGCGGTCTGCGACGTCGCCCTTCCGAATCACAGTGCAGGCCAGAACTATCCCACAGCTCTTGCCCTGACCGGCCAGGAATCGCACATCGCCTTTGATGGTGTCCTCGCGCGTCTCACACTGATGGACCGACATTGCGGACTTGCGAGTCTGTGGATCGTCGATCAACACCAGAGACGGACGGACTGTGCGACCATCGAGCCGAGAATACTGACGCCCGCGAATCTCCCCCGTGATACCAGTGACATCAATCACCGCCTCGTTGCACCGGCAGTACGGTAAATGCGGCATCGACGGAAAGACGATCTGCTCGCCTTCCCACAGCAGACCGATCTCACGGCCATCGCAATGCAGTCCCTTTGCCCGCAGGCTGTTGTTCCGGATGTGCCGCACAACGCAGGTGATCTCCGGAAAGTCCTCGTGTAGCAGGTCATTCGAGAATAGCCACGATTTGATCGACCGCAGGATTTTCTTGGCCATCTGCGCCGTAGCGCCGATCAGCACGCTGTATTCGCTGAAGCCGTACAGCGCGGATCGCAACACAGCGGCTTTTGCAATCGATGTCTTACCGCGACCGCGCGGCATTGCACCGGCAAAGACCTTGCCTTCGCGCGATGCGACGTCCACCTTCTCGGCGTATGAACGATGTGCGGGACTCCACTCGAGCGCGAACGTGTCCGGCAGGTAGGTCTTGCAAAATAACAGCAGGTCATCACGGCAGGCCTCACGCCGCTCCGGATCACGCGGGCCAGCCAGCAGCACGTCGCCCCACGAATCCATGACGTTCTGCGACAACGCCATTCGCCGGTAACGATCACCGCGCACGGCAGAATTGCCGAACGGATCGACCGACTCAGGCTCAGGCTGGACCGCACTCGCTGGCAGGCCCAGGCGGCACAACAACTGATCCAGTTGCGTCGATGACAGTGAGTCCAAGCTCACGCAGTCGCTCTGCGACGAGCTTGCGCTTGTGCTCAATGTCGATCGCTGAATCATCCGCATCCCCCTGCTGTTGCGGCTGTGGTAGCGTCCTGCTGCGAGCCTCTCGCAACAGTTCCGCCTGCTGCCTGTCAATCGACGCCAACGCACGAGTGGCAGAGGTCACGTCGCGAGGCTTGGCCTCCGGGTCCGAGATGATCTCATAGAGCCGCCGGACCGCGCCCTCACGCTGCTCATCGGTGATCTGCCAGCCTGCCATGACAGCCCTTATCATCAGGCGATCGTCCTTTGTGCGGACAGACACACCCCTTCCCCTGTTTTAATCGAACGCAATTACCTTTGTGAAAATTTGCGT